TAACTTTCATATCTTTCTTCATAGTCATCTATGTAATCGTGTCCTATATGATTATCAAACGATACAGCAAGAGCATCAGATAATATGCTAGGGATAGCACCCGCATCTTTCTTCTGGTCACTACCATCAGCTATCTTGATACTCTCCATGAGAGCAAGATAAATCGCACGGTCTTGGCACCACTTCTCAGTGGTGTCAACCAACCAGTCTAATTCTGTTACTTCTTTATCAAACGACTCTAACGTCTGGTGTATCTGCTTGAACTGATCATCACTAAGTGTAGATAACTTACCTACTTCAATGGTAAGGGCTTCAACTGTCGGTACAGCAGAATACTTTACGAAGTATTTAGACGTTAGATCGAATATGATTTGATCTGTTCTGTCTTCAAAATATTCTTGTTTAATGAACGGAAGAACTTTCCGAGGATACTCCTCAGTTAACAGTAAGTTCTTCAGTATCAGTGTCTCCACCTTCATAGATTTCTTCTTCAATAAAAAAGTTAAATGATATGGTTGACCTCAGTTTAGAGGACTTGTTCATGGGAGCAGCATGCTCTAACCATGATGGGAAGATAACCATGTCTCCTTCCTGTACCCATGGGGTCAGGCAGTTTTGTTTGAGACCATTGCTTGCTAGCAATGTTTCTATGGGGTTATGAAATGTGGTTGCTGTATGTTCATTCGGATCGAAGTGAACATAGTATACACCAGACCATTGACCTGGTGAGTGTATGTGTTTCTCTTGCCACTGCTGTGATTCATAACAGTTTAACCACATGTCTGTCAAGATCATATTACCATACTGTTTCGCTTCTGTCTGGAACTCATCCAGTATAGGAGTGAAAGCATCAAGGCATTCTCCTATAGGAAACGTACCTGTACCATAGGATGTGAACAGATCACAGTTCCACTGGTCAGGTGTGCCACTCTTAAATTTATATTCTTTATAGTACTCGTCTACTCTGTCTTTGATTGCCTGTTGTTCATCTAGATGATAGCGGTAGAGGAGTGTAGGGAATGCTTCTATCTTCATGTTCCGTACTTAAACTCCTGTCCTGCTGCCCAATCTAATTTCTCCATCACTTCGGGGGTGAAGTATTTGTCAGGATCCTTGAGAATAGCAGAAGGGTACACGCTAGACTCCCCAACAACAACACGGTTACCTTTACGTTCAAAAACTCCATACTTCTCACCCAGTTCCAGTAGCCCGTAATATTTGTCAAGTCCACGTTCATCATAGTAGAGTCTGATACTAACACTTGCGTTCTCCTTTGATAGTCTGCTCTTGGCAGTCTTTGCTTTGATTATATTTCCTATCACTTCTTTACCGTCTTTCTCTTTAGACTTTGAGAGATAGATTATTGTAGACGCAGCGTACTTGAGTCCACTACCTCCACCCATTTCTTTGGTAGGTACGTAAGCACCAACCACATCATATGTATGATTAGTAACTAGCATAGGTACGTTTGCTTTACCTAGTTTCAGTGTAAGTATTCTGAAGATAGCCTTGACTATCTGTGCTCTAGTCATGTCACGTGTATCTTTTCCTGCTGCTGCGTCATCTAACTCTTTACTTGTTGACAACATGCCAAGAGAATCTAACACAAACATTAAGGGTTTGCGATCTTTCTCTGGTTGTTCTAAATATTTGTCTAATATTCTGATTGCTTGAGTACGAAACTCTTGTACTGTAGTGACAGGTACCAGTATCATACGTGACGTATCAACGTTACGATCTTCCATCATCTGTTTACTGATGGCAGCTTCAGACTCAAAGTATACTACTCCTGCGTCCTTGTCTGATCTTAAGAAGTTCTCTACGACACCAAGACAAAAGAATGTCTTACCTGTAGATGATTCTCCTGCGATAGCAGTAATCTTATTGGAAGGGATACCACCTGTGATGCTACCACTTACCAACGCATTAAAAATATAAGAACCAGTATCTACATATCCTCCGATATCTCCTACTGATCCATCCGCAAGTATCCCTGCGTAGTCGTTACCAATTTCTTTAACGACATCTTTCAAAAAACTCATGTGAATAAAAACTCAAGCGTTGACTTCTTCTCTGTATCCCATCCTATCACATTAGTGATGATTTGTAAAGGATCGAGAAATGCTTTTTGGAACTGTGCTTTGCGGTCAAGAAAGTTCTCCATCCCCAACTCCCTAGGAAAGGTGTTGAGGAAAGAGATTACGTTTTCTCTTGTCCAGTTCGAGCGATCTGTCTTTAAGTAAATATATTTTATTTTTTCTCCTTCTTGAATGAGAGGGTACTTGTTCTCCAGTTCCTTCTGAGAGACATAAAAATTATATAAGAGAGATCCACGAACATGTAACGGGCATCCCTTTGAATACACGTCTGTGTCTGATTTGAATTTGCGTAGTCCATTGACTGACCTCGGAAATGCGATGTCCTCTGGTGGCATAGAATTGAACTCTGTTTTAAAGTTGTCTATAAACTCTATGAGTTCTTCTTTCTCACCTGTCATCATTATGTTCAGTGCGTCTTTAATCGCTTTGCGACATGGGGCAGGAGTCGATGACTTCACTGCTTCAATGCCCATCATTTTTAGTTTAGGATTAGCATAGCGAACACCTTCACTGTCCCACACGTTGAGTATGTAACGTTTCTTGGCAGTCCATATACCTCTGCTAGCAATGTTCTCACGCTTCATAAACATCTTCTGTTCATAAGCATTAGCATACTGTGCTAACTCTTGATATGATCTGTCGATAAAAGGTTCTATCTTATCCTTACATGCCCGATCAAGAAAGTCGACGACCTTCTCTTGACTAACATCTTTATCACCATAAACTGTGGTAACTAACTTGTCTAAACACAAGTAGATACTATCTGTATCACTAGCGATAACATAATCTTTCTTACTTGTATTTAACAGTTTATTCAAGTAACCATTTACTTTGTTTTCAATCCAACGAATCGAAACCTGACCTGATAAAGTAATTGCTTCGGCATTAGTTAAATTATAGTACCTAAAATACTGATTGCCAATAGCACCATAGGCAGAGTTCAACTGAATCTTACGTGCCATCTGTATGTTGTTGTACTTACTGATGCTCTTCTCTAGTTCAGCAGTAGGTGTCTTCTCATACTCTTGCTTTGCCATAAGCATAAGCTTCTTACTTTGTACACGTTCATCGTAGATCTTCTGCATCATCTCAGGTAAGAATCCATGTACGTCTTTACGATACTGAGCACCGTTAGCACACGTAGCAAACCTAGGATCTATCTCTTCCTTTTGCTTTAGGAACCTCGCAACAGTAGCAGAGGGATGGCGTTCCTCACAGAGGGTTTCTGGGGAAATATTGTATTGCATAATGAGATGAGGGTACAGACTGTTAAGGTCAAAAGAAACCACCCAATCATACTTTCCAGGTATCGGTTGTTTAACATATGCTCCTGCGTATTTTTTATCTTTCTCCTGTCTCTTAGCAGGAGGTACCACAATGTTCTTATCAGTTAAGAAATTGTAGATCAATGTGTCCCACATCCTCACCTGATAATATACATCCTTGAAGTTAACCTTAGCATCGTATGCTAGGGCAACAGCAAGTTCTATCAACTTCATCTTGTCTTCTAATTGTAAGACAAGTTCCGTATCAATGATGTTGTAGTCAATAAACTTCTGCCAATCTTTAGTATAGAAGTCCTTGAAGTTTTCATACTCACTGTGATCTAACTTACGCTTACCAAGTTCCACATTAGCAATGTGATCTAGTCTGTATGACTCTTGGTTTGTGTAAGTAAACTTCTTGTACAGATCCATGTAGTCTAGTACATTGATCCCAAGTAGATCGTATCTTATATTTAAACGTCCCTTTATTTCTACTTCATCTTGTCTGACAATTCCCCACGGTGACATCCTCTTAACTTCTCTATCGCCAAAGAGACGTTCAATGCGACCACAGATATACGGTACGTCATAAAGCTCGACATTCCACCCTGTAAGAACATCTGGGAACTCAGTCTCCCAATAAGAGAGGAACTTGCGTAGCAAAGATTTCTCATCGTCACAATATATAAACTCAACGTCCCTACGAGACGGAGTATAATCCCTCGTCGCGAATACTTTAAACTTACGAGTCGTTTGATCTTGTACTGTGATCGCCAGTAACTGTTCCGCACATTCATGTACGTTAGGAAAGCCATTTTCACATGCGACTTCAATATCAAGTGATGTAGTCTTGAGAGTCTTGAAATCGTAGTCGACTTCTCCTTTGAACTCCTGAGAAATATATTGATATAGGAAGCGATCATAACCATGTACCTCAAAGTTCTCTATGTCTTTGTACTTGTCTTTAAAGTCACGTGCTTCACCCACAGTTTCACACTGGATGGGTTTAGCATACCTACCATCTAGTGTCTTCCATTTGGTTGGTTTGTTACTTACAACATAGAGAGTTGGAGAGAATTTAAACTTACGTTGGATACGTATACCATTCTCATATCCTATGTAGAATAGATTGTTACCTATTAAATTTACACTCGTGTAGAACGAATTCATTTAGTCACCATCTTATACTTCTTGAGGATCTCCTCCTTTGGTTCTAAGATTGTAGCAATAGTATCAGAATAAATCAATACATCTTCATCATCTGTATGTAATGGCCAAGGTTCCAGAGTGCCATCATCTTTGATGCGATATGGTTGTACCAGATGAGCAGCGGGTTCCTCATCTAAAGTTTCGATCTGTGTAATCAGGTAGATACCTGACTTTAGTAGGAGGAGTTGCGTTTCCATATTGTTTCTAATTTATGTAAGTCGTTCTGTTGTCTGTAGTATTTGTAGACAGGAACGATATCAAGACCACTGTTATATACGTTACCAATATACATCCATGGACGATATTCGTCAACCCTTATCTTAAAGTAATCAGGACCGTTGAACATGAGATGATCAAACGTCCTAGTCTCACCTACAAACAGTGGAAAGGGTTGAGGGATATGATTATAGTATAGTGGATTATCTATGGGTTGATCGAATGCTACGATACCAAACTCATCATTAATCTTAGCAGGATATTCTACTACAATTTTTTTAAGTACTGTAGGTGCTTCTATTGTGATACGTTTAGCACCGTGAAATTTATGATCTGTTTTATATGAGAAGACTACGTTGTCGTATACATCATACAGGTTTAGTTTCCTCATCCTCGTTCATAATTTTCTGTGCTTCTTTAAACATCTCATCTAGATCCTGCTCTTCATAACTGAGATTGAATCTCTCTTCATGCTTCTTGAAGTTAGCATCATATCTCTCTTCATCTATAGCAGAGACATACTGTGTAGCGAGTGCGTCCAGTGGATTATACACTGTGACTACGTGACTACCTGGTAAATAAAAATCTTTATCTTTACTTAGAGGTGCCCAAGGAAACCACTCCAACTGATACCCCTGACCTTGTGACTGGTCAACGATGTCAAGTCGGAATGGTTTATGTAAATGATAACCTAATGGTTTCTCTGTCTCTGGATCAACTATCTCTTTAACTGTAGATATAACTTCTTCACCAGTTCTCAGCATTAATAGTTTGATCATACAACCTCAGTAGGTGTTACAGGAGCACCTTGATCTCCAGACTTTGATCTCACGTTAGAAAGATATGTCTGTAAGATACTAGGTGATGGTTCCATTACAGAGATCACATAGTCAGGTACGATAGCAATCTTCTGATCAATGGTGAATGGATTCCATGGTGTGTATCTGATCTTAACTTCCTGATCTTCAAATGTTTCCATGTTCACAGGTGTGTCAGGATCTTCAGTAATCCTTACCTTATATGGTATGGTTAGGATGTATGCCTGTCTCTCTCCAGTCTCTTTATTTACTGCTTCTTGTAGGTCACAGATGATGTTATCTCCATCTCTTGTGAACACTAATTTAATTCT